CTGCGGGCCATTAATAAAACAGCCCGCTGGCTTCGCACCCGTATTGCCCGTGACGTGGCCACGGAACTTAATGTGAAGGTTGGCGTAGCACGCACCTCATTGCAACTTAGCATGGCTAGCAGGCATCGACTTAACGCCAGTGTTGGACTCAACCCAAAAGCATCACGCATTAAGGCCGTTAACCTTGGCCGCCCCAAACAAAATAAGGCTGGGGTTCGTGTCGGACGGCATTCGTTTAGAGGGGCGTTCATTGCCACCATGCCTTCGGGGCACACCGGTGTGTTTCGGCGCAAGGGCAAAGCTCGCCTTCCCATACGGGAAATGCACGTGAGTTTAACCGCCTCCATGGCCGATGCAATGGAATCCATCACCGATCAAGGGGGCATGGCGTATTTGCAAAAGACCTTTGAACACGAGTTGCAGTTTATCGGAGCGAAATAGTGAGCCTATTAAATGAACTGTACCAGTCGTTGTTTAGCGGCATAGGGCAGTTGCCTAATGTGCATTACTGTGGCCACTACCCCAACCGTATGGATGCGATCACGGTGCCGGCAGTGTTGATTGAGCTGGTAGAGTTAGAGCCAGGTACGGACCTTGGCACTGAAGAACTGGTTTTAGTGGCGCACTTTGAAGCCCGCATAATCATGCAGGCCAATGTGTCCCCCGAGCCTATTCAAGACCTGATGCTGAATGTGCTGCAGTGGCTCAATGATACCCATGATGCCAATGACACCCCCAATAAAGTCACCAAGCCCAACATAAAGCAAGCCTTACCCGATGCCTTTGCACCAGACACCAATGCCTATCAGGTGTGGCAAATTCACTGGAGCCAAAGTTTGCGTATTGGTCAATCCGTGTGGGATGGCGAGGGCATTGTTCCCAGCCAAATTTGGTTGGGTCAGTCGCCTGACATTGGTGCCGACCATGAACCCCAATACGACAATTTAGTGAGTGGGGTATGACTATGGATCCTGATGATCAGCTTGATTTTGAAGTCACCGAACTGCACCGCAGGCTGAGTAATCTGATTCGTATAGGCACCATTGAACAGACGGACTACAGCGGCGATATTCCACGGTGCAAAGTCCGTATTGGTGACATTCTGACCGCCTATTTACCCTTGCTTTGTCTTAGAGCAGGCCCGGATCAACACAGCTGGCTACTTGAGCAAGATGAACAAGTGTTGGTGTTAGCCCCCAGTGGCGACTTGGCCCAAGGGGTGATTTTAGGGTCCATTGCCCAAAGCAAATTCCCATCACTCACCCACAGTGAACATGTCCACCGTACTCAGTATGCCGATGGCGCAGTGATTGAATACGACCGGCAAAGTCATCACCTAAAAGTGATCTTGCCTGAGGAAGGCACCGCAGAATGGATTGTGCCAGGCGGTTTAACCGTAACGGGGGATGTCTTAGTGAATGGATCCATCACGGCAACAGGCAATATTACGGACCATACTCGGTCCATGCAGGCCGATCGTGAGCTTTATAACGGGCATACCCACGGTGGCATTGAACCAGGCTCGGCAAGTTCTGACAGTCCAAACCCTAAAAAGTAGGTGTTGTATGCAAGGTATGAACCGGGTGACTGGGAAACCATTGTCTGGCATTGATCATTTGCGCCAGTCCATCGTGGATATCTTGACCACGCCTTTAGGCTCAAGAGTGATGCATAGGGACTATGGGTCTGAGTTGTTTGACTTGATTGATGCGCCCATCAACCAACGCACTTTAGTAGACATCTACACAGCCACTGCCAAAGCCTTGCAACGGTGGGAACCTCGCTTTAATTTGACCCGGGTTTACGTGGAAAAGATTGCCCTAGGACGTGTTCATTTACGGCTAGAAGGCGAAGTTGTCAATGCGCAATTCGCTCAAATAAAGACACAAACACAACAAACGAAAACAATACAAACATTGGAAGGCATTGTGATATGAGCGGATTCAGCGCCATTGATTTAGCTCGATTACCCTCACCAGAGGTCATTGAATCACTAGACTACAACACTATTTTTGATGCCATACTGGCTGATTTGACGGCTCGTGATCCAAGCTTCACAGCTCTTGTTGCAAGCGACCCTGCGTATAAAATACTCGAAGTGGCTGCCTACCGAGAACTGTTACTGAGAGCTAGAATAAACGATGCCACAAAAAGTGTGATGTTGGCCTATGCCACGGGGGCCAATTTAGAGCACCTTGCGGCTTTATTTGGCGTCGCCCGGTTGGTGCTAGTGGATGGTGATGAACATACAATACCGCCAACACCCAAACAATATGAGTCCGATGATCGTCTGCGGCAACGGGTACAACTTAGTTTAGAAGGCCACTCCACCGCAGGGCCTGTGGGCAGTTATGTGTTCCATGCACTCAACGCCGATGCTCACGTGAAAGACGTGAGTGTGATGAGCCCAAGCCCGGGCACGGTGCAAGTGACCATTTTGTCCGACGACAACCAAGGCATACCTACGAATGACCTGCTAGACACCGTCATGCAAACCCTCAATGCGGATGACATCCGTCCACTCACAGATCAAGTGATGGTCCAAGGGGCCACGGTGATCACCTATACGGTGGAAGCTACATTACATTTGTACTCCGGCCCCGATGCCAATGTGGTGAAAGCGGCAGCAGCAATGGCGCTGGATGATTATGTGCTTCGCCATCATTTGCTGGACCACGACATTACCCTGTCAGGTTTGTATGCTGCATTACATCAAGAAGGTGTACAGCGGGTTGAGCTTCACGCTCCAACAGCGGACATTGTGGTAGAAAATACCGAGGCGGCTTGGTGCAGTGATCAGACCTTGATCATTGGTGGTGCTTTATGACAGAAGACCTCGTCAGCCTGTTGCCAATGAATGCTACCGCGGCTGAACAGGCCATAGAAAGCACCATATCACGCCAACTTGATCTGCCCACAAAAACCCTATGGAATCCACACACCTGTCCAGAAGACTTATTACCCTGGCTGGCGTGGTCCTTATCCGTGGATCAATGGGATGCACAATGGCCTGTTGCCACTCAACGTACGATGATTGCAGAATCTGCCACCATTCATCGCCATAAAGGCACGGTCGGTGCAGTGAAGTCTGCCCTTCAATCCCTAGGTGTTACCGTGGACTTTTTAGAGTGGTTTGAACCCGTTGATGATTTAGTCTTAGCGCCGATACAAAGCACAGCCCCTCATACCTTTGTGTTCATCGTTTGGGCTCATGGACAGGCTTATACTAGCGGTGCCATTGTATTAGGTCTCCATACGTACCAACTGATTCAAAACCTAGTGGAGCAAACCAAACCTGCCAGCGCCCACTTTGATTTCTTAGTGGGCGCGAAGATCAAAGGTCACATCGCTGTCGCCTCTCATAGTGGTGGTTGGTTACAAAGTGCAAGGCACACTCACGAAACAAAATCAGTACAGGTGCCAAACGCACAACTAACGGTGGGGTTACATGCCCACATCAACCGCAGGCGCTTTAGCGTGGCACGCTTTTATTTGATTTGACCTTACTTCAGGCATTTCATCTTGGTGCCTGCGTTGTACAAAGGCCTCACTTAATTACCTTTTATGGAGGGCTGCCATGAGCACCATCCTTACCCCGGTCATCACCACTGCAGGCCTGCAGGCCGTGTTTAATGCCACGCTGAATGGCCTAGAAGCCAAAATCACCCATGTGGCGCTGGGTAGTAGTGCGTACGAACCGGATCAAAATCGAACCGCCTTGGTTGCAGAGCAACATCGGATGGCCATTAGTAGTGGCAAGCGAGCTTCTTCCACACAAATCCACATGAGTGTCATCGATGATTCCAACCACACATTTTGGGTTAGGGAAGTCGGGTTCTTTTTAGAGGATGGCACCTTATTCGCAGTGTATTCCAAGCCCGATTATGCCTTGGCGTATAAATCACCCGATGTGGACTTACTGCTGGCTTTTGATCTCGCGCTAAGTGGTGTGCCGGCCAACTCGGTCACGGTGATTGACCAAGGTGTGGATCTCAACCTGCTCATTGCGCCAGAGCTTGCCAGAATGGCCACGGCTCAAATCTGCAACATGACACGTCACCTACAACAGAAGTTCGCACTCATGAACGCGGGTGTTTTTTGAGTCTATTTAGACGTTATTAAAATGCGCCACACACGACTTAATTCATAAGGAAAACTCTCATGGCTTTAGAGCAAGACATTGCCGACTTAGTGCAAGCATCAAACAACCTCACCACCGTAGTGGATGGCAAAATACAAAACATTGATCAGCGGGTTGATCAGTCGCAAGTGCAAGTGGATGGGTTCATATCAAACGCAAGAAAAGAGTTTCCCTTCTATCGAATCACTAAAAATCAACTTCTAACAGGCACCACTGGTTCAGTGCCCAGTCATTGGAGTTCAGGTGGTGGCACATCCTTTACGTTGGTTCAGTCGGTGAATTCGGGCACATTGTGGGAGAACAGAACGGCTGAAGAGCAAGCGTTACTCACAGCTATTGGTAGAAGTGGTGTTCAGCATT